TGCCCAAAACCAAAGCGGAGTAAGAGTCTTTTCTTGCTTTATCAGACCCTCTTTGCTTTTTTAAATTATACGGCAAATCAAAACTCTGCGTACCTTGTGTGCTTGTCGATACTTGAATCAAAGCACATTCTACTTTGATTAAATCTAACATATCTTTTTGATGCTCAACGAAATCGATCATTTTCGCACCATCGGGTTGATTGTCATCAAAATTTTTGATAAACTTTAAATCCTTAATAGGTATAGAGCTTTTTCTTTGCATATTATAATCATCGTCCATCGCTGAACCAGCAAAGTATATATTCTTATGATCAAAAGCCGATTGTAGAGATTCGTTTGCATATCTAATCCATTGAGAACTTGGCTTTCTTAAATAAACAATTTTTTTGGTTTGCAAGTTGTATTGATTTCTTGCGTCTCGCAATCCAGATTCATATTCTTGTAAGTCATCAAAATTAGCATCAATAACATCCAATTTAATACCAAGTTGTTTAAATATTTCACTTTCATTACATGAATTAATAAATTGAACTCCTCCATTATAGTCGGCTACGATTGAGACAATATTAAAATAATTTAATAAATAAGATAAATAAACAATATGACTCTTTAAGTTTGTTCCAGACATAGCATAACTATGAACTATGGTTCCCCTTGGTTTATTTTTATCTCTTTTAATTAAAACCATTGCAAAATCGTCAGAGCTTTCGCTTTCTGACCATGATGGGTCAATAGCTAAAATATATTCATCATCAGGGCTTCCAACGACTTCAACACTTTGACCTTCGCCATCGGGAATAGTGCATTCCATCATTTTACTTACTTTAAAGTATCCAGAACTGTCATCTGTGAATACAGCGCCAAATTCTCTACTAAATTGAGCTTCGCTCATCGTAGCCTTCGCCTGATTGATCAGATTCTGGTCATATAATTGATCAGGAGCGCAGTCATAGCTAAAATGCATAATAGTCCTATGAGCGCCATCCTGATCGTTTTTATTCAATATTAGTGACTCATACTGAGAGTATAGCTTGAATAGGTATTCAAACCGATAAGATGCAGAAGATAAACCAATAATTTTATTATTCGGCCACTGCTTCCTATCTTCTTCTTTCATTTTGCCATTATCTATTAATTTAGTTTCTAAATCATATATTTCTTGGCGTTCTGTTGGATTTTCGACAACAGAAAGGAACGGCATAATAACTTCATTCAAAACTTTTTCTGGCATTAACAAAAGCTCATCAATAATCATTCTTTGAAAACGGAAACCACGAAGTTTTTCTCCATCCCCAAGTGGGAGTGCTGTTATTTTACTTCTGCCAATTTCCATAGTCCATTGGTCATTGCTTTTTGAAATCCTAGTAATAGCTTGAGCAAATAATTCTGCTTTTGGACTAAGACTGATTTCTTCCATTTTATTGAAAATCATTTTCGCCTGACGAAAGGATTTACTAATCAAACCGATATGGACTCCTTGATGAAGAGTTGCATCCAAGATAGCATAAACAGCTGTTGAGAAAGATTTACTCATTCCTCGGCTCCAAATACCCAAAAAGTAATCTGTTTCCATCATGGCTTTAATCGACATGTGTTGAAACGGAAATAATTTAACTCCAGTTAATAATTCAGAAGCAAATGATGGGTTTTCTCTTAAAAATTTATAAAACAATATCTTAGCTTCGTGTTCTTCGATATAACCTTCTTTTTCTAATATTTCTTTATTAATATCAGGAAAAGTTTTCCTTCTCTTTTGTATTCCGTGTTCCCAAGCCATAACTTATAATTTCTTTGACCAAAAATATTGGATATCTGTTTTCCACAATGACTTACCCAATACTAATAATTTAGGAATAAGCTCTACACTTAGATCTCTAGATCCACTAAACACAAATTGGCAGCAGTCTCCATACTCTCTTTGTAATTCTCTCATATTGTGAAAGACATATTTAAGATTAAATTTCTTATAACTTTGTTTGTTATAATCATCCATCGAATGCAATGGAGCCTCTATAACAATAAATAAATAACAACCTAAGCTTCTGCATCTTTCTAATTCTTTTGCGAATCTATTATATGAATTAGTTACAGTTGCACAAAAATCAGCAAATGATTTCCTATCAACATGAGTATAATTATAATTATTACCACCCACTGCATAATCCCCTATATCTAATTTTAAAATACTAGATTTTTTAAACTTTAGTGGCTGCTGCTCCCTCGTATCTATTAAAACATTTATATTTGAATAATCATTCCAGAATTCTTTTGGCAGTTTTGAATTAAACATAGGCTCAACCAAACATTCTTTACATGCATCCGTGTAGCTGCCAAAATATTTTTTATAAACATCAATATCAGGCAATCCGACAGTCCAAAGTTCAACAGAACTTAATGCTGACTTTAAATTTTTGCTCTTTATTCTTTTTTTAAGAAGATCAATTATGTAACTTTTTACAGCACCAAATGGTGCGGTATCACACCACTGTTTTAATTGATGAGATTGTGAAAAATCTTTCTCAAAGTATTCTTCATAATTTTTAAATGGCAAAAGCTCGCCAGTTAGTTTGTTTTTTCTTTGGAAGTGTTTGACATAGTAATCCCCTAGCAACATATCGTGTTTCTTGATATGAGCGTGTAAGCTTTTTAATGCATCAAACGATGCATCACATTCTTTGCAATTAAATGACATCATCTTGATGGACACCAAGAACACGCGCCCGCCATTCAGACATCCCTTCTAAACGGTGAGCTTCTTCTCTGACTAATTCTTTTTGCATTTCTGCAATACGAACCATATTATTGCGTTCGTCCTGTTCTTGAAATAATTGAACTATTGATAAAATCGAAGCATTTTCCTTATTTTTGCTTTTCATCCTTTCGGCGCGATCACCTTGTAGTTTTTTAGTTAAATTTTCTATTCGTGTTTCACACTGGTGGTATTCTCCGCTTTTTGATTTAATGATTTCTGATAATCTATTAGTCATGTCGCTTTGATCATTAGCTTCATCAAATAATTCATTAAGCTTGTTTAAATGTTTACTTACGACTTCCAAATTAATAATTTCTTTACAAACATTAAGATATAAGTTAATCTCATCGGCAGTAATGTCTGGCTTATCCCACGTTAAACGAATGAACTCTTGTTCGAATAGTTCTCTATCTTCTCTTGATAGATAGTTATTCATAATTCTTACGAATCTTGAATTATTTAAATTAATGCCTAGCTTTTCAGCTCTAATTTTATATTGACGATTAAGTTTGTCTTCTTGAAGATCGCCGCCAGTTGCATCATTAATCTTTTTAACTATTCTAGATATTGATTTTGGAGCTATATAACTTGTCAATAATCCCACATCTTGTGATGGAATTATATCTGGGTTGATTTCTCGCAAAACATCTAAAACAGATCTTTGCTCGATACTCAGTGATTTAATTTCTTTATCTGGAAAAATCAATTCCGCAATCTTTAATGAAGATGAGCCAGACTTGGCTTGATCAATGATAAATTCTTTTTGTGCTTTTGTAAAATTAATACCTTCTTTCTTTTCTTTCTTAGTGGTATCGAAGCTTATCTCATTATCAATTAAAAACTTTCTGACAAGCCTTCCCTCTTTACATCTACCGTCCAACTTATCGTCATTAAAGCATTTTTGTGTTAGTTCTATCAAAGAGCTAATTTTTTTGCAATTTTCCAATAAAAATTCTTTATTTTCTTCAGTAAGTTTCATTTACAATAATATCAAAGTTTCTTATTATGTCTTCGGCCTTTTTTTGAAAGATAGATTTAAGATTTTTCACTTGTCTATATCCCGCTTTTCTCTTTTTTTCATTAGTTTTATAACCCATATAAGACGCAACATCTTCTTCTGTGCAATTTTCAAAAAACATCATATAATAAGCCCGATAATGTGTTTCGCTTAATTGTGACTTCATATGATCATTTAATTTATTAACGGAAAGATCATAAGAAAAACTGTTATCTATTTTTGAACTAATTTCATTTACATGGTTCTCTGTTGATAATGTTATTTTCAAATCCAAACCTGTTTTTTTGAAAGCAGACCATTTATCATATAATTTACATTGATTGTCTTGAATTCCACTGCTTGTTGCAGAACAAGTATTTTCTCCAGTATTAAATTGACAATTTACACAGGGGCGAACATAATTGCCATAATGGTTTCTGACCAAATTTCTAATTTGATTCGATATGATGCGACCAATCCAAGGCTCAAGGGGGCGTTCTTGGTCCCACATATGCCATTTTTTGTGGATATGAATTTTAATAATCTGCGATACATCTTCAAAATCAAACCAATTGATAGCATTAAGTTGCCATTTATTTTTTTGTTTATTGATCGCCGCTTCAATTATATCTGAATTGTCTTCAAAGGTTTGATGATTATTTTTTTTCATCAATAAAATCATCCACAGATCTTCTGCGAGTTGGTTTGAAGGAATTTTCAGTGTTTTTACCAAACAAGCTGCCAAAGTTGAAGGAATGGTTTCCACCATCAGATTCAATATCTACATCTAGCTTTCTGATGTTTGGCACACTAGCTACGCTCGTCTCGTCTTCATCAAGATCTTCATATTCTTGATTATCATCCTCAAGTAATTTAGGTGTAAGTGTTTTTTTTGCAATAGTAATAGACCCCAAACTATTACCACATTTT